ATTTTTAGGGCATAAAAAAACCCCTACCGATTAAGGTAAGGGTTTAATATTAAAATATACGTAACTGCGCTTTATGTTGTTCTATACGCTTTATAGCTTTGTCGTAGTACTCTTTATCTAATTCGCAAGCCGTAAGGTCGTAGCCTAGATTATGGCAAGCTATAGCTATACTACCGCTACCTAGGTGCGTGTCTAGTATTTTATCGCCCTCTTTTGCGTAGTTAATAAGTAGCCACTCGTATAATTTTATAGGCTTTTGGCAAGGGTGTATAGTTATCTCATTTCTATTTAAGTTTTGCCAAATAATACTAACATAGTCTACTCTTTTTAACCTACTATAACTAGCTATCTCGCATACTGAAAAATTAGTCTCTCGTTTTACTCCTTTATTCCAAACTATAGCCCCGCCTTTATTATTAAAACAGTTATAATAATTAGCGCCCCATATTATACGCTCTTTACTTACGCGTTTCAATTCTTTAAAATATTCTTTATTTGGTTTGCTATCGTTCCAAGTAACGGCTTTACCTCTATTATTAGTTTGTACAAAATTACCAATACCATACGGCGGGTCTACTATTGCTAGGTCGAAATAGTTGTCTTTATACCTAGACATTAATTTCATATTACACTCATTAGTTATTGTCATTTTAACAGTCTTTTATATTTCTATTTCAAATCTTATTTTAGTTTGTAAACTATGTTTATCTATTCTAGGTCTTTTAAAACTACTCCAAGTTCCGCCACCCGCGTAGCCTATTTTTTTAAAACCACTAGCGTATAAACTTGTACCCTTTTCAGTATCTAGTATATAAGTTACAAGTTTTTTATAACCTAAGTTTTTAGCTACTCGCCAACAAGCTCTATATAATTTACTGCAAGCGTTTTTTGTTCCGTCAGTAACTAACCTAGTTACCTCGCAAGTAAAACCGTCTTGTAAATTTCTAGCTACGGGTCTACCTACCATAGCTACGCCTACTATTTTACCCTCTTTAGCTACTGCTACTTGAAATATAGAGCCTTGCGGTGGCTTATTATGTCTATGATGACGTTTAACAAATTCTTTAGCCTCGTCTTGAAAAATTGGTGTTAAGTATAAACTCATAATTTAGGTTAGTTAGGTTTGTTTAAAAAGTCTTTTATAGTTGTCCCACTACTACGCTCTCTAAACGCTTGTTTATGTAGTGCGTTCTCTTGTTCTCGTATTGTTACAATGTTGCCCGTGCGGTCTATATCGTACCTAGTAAGCCACTCAAATAATATACCTCCGTCTATACGGTCGTATACTTTACCATACTTACCCGTTTTACCTCGGTTAAAGCATAGCCCTATATCGTATAGATTAAACCTTTTAAAGTCGTTATATATCATATACGAGGCGTCTACTATTTGCGTGTCGCTCATACTGTTTTTAACGTTGTACCACTCTAGCACCTCTATAATAAGTATACTAATTAGGTCTACTACTTTTTCGTTGCCTTGTTCTTTAGCTATTTTTTGTAAGCTAGTAGGTTTATGCTTTAGTATTACGTGTGCTAAACTTTGCTCGTCTAGGTTAAGTACTTGCATTTTAAAAGCTCTAGGGTTATCTAGTAGGCTTACCTCGTTAAAAGTTGTTACCGCGCTAGGTAAATTAGTTGTACTTTGCTCTGAGCTTGTCTCTAAGACCGCTAGAGCTTGTTTTATTTTGTCTGCCTCCATTTTTAAGGTCGTTTATAATGTTAGTTAAGTTACTGTTAATTTGGGTTAGCTTTATCTGTTTTTGTAAAAACGGCTCTAGCCTATCCCAACTATTTAATATATACTTAAAACCGTCTATAGTAGTTTCGTCGTTTAAGCCTTTGTCTTTAGCTGACTTTTTTAAGTACGCTATAATCTGTTTTAAAGCGTTCCCCTCTGCACCGTTTATTTTTGCGGGCATATCTAACCTATTTTTAATAAAAGCGTCGTAGACGCAAACACACTCTTTATATATGTTATTATTATTAGGTTTACTATATGTAGTTTTAGTATTTGGTATAGGTTTTACCTTTTGGTCTTTTGCTTTTGACGGTTTGGTAAATTCCTTTTTACCGTTTGGTAAGTTGCTTTTTACCGTTTGGTATATTCTTTGGTAGTCTACAAAAGCGTACCATTTAGTACGGTCGTATTTAGCTTTATTATAGTTACCTACCTTTATTACGTTTTGATTTTCTAGGCTTTTAAGTATTCTACCTATTTGTCTTTCAGTCCAAAAAGGAAACAAAGACTTAAACGCGCTTATAGAATTGTAAGTATATGTACTACCGTCGTACTCGTTTTTATTGTTGGCTTTGTTTTTAGCTATCCAATACAATAAATTATAGATAACTATAGCCTCATCTACGCCGTACTGTTTTGCGTGGTCTGTATGGAAACTATAAACCATTGTTAGCGTATCTTATAACCTTTTTAAAAGGTCGTTTAGTTGCCTTTGCTATACGGTCTGCATACTTAATAAAGTACGTAGGGTCTTTACATATTCTATCTACAGTAGGGCGCGTAAGTTTTAGCCCTTTAGATATATCAGTCTTAGTCTTGTAATACTTAAATAAATATACCTCTTGCTTATTTCTCGGTTTGTATATATTCACTTTGATATAGTTTAAATTAAAAAAAAAAGTAAAGCCCCACTAGGGGGCTCTACAATAACCTACATTAACTAACTAACTAAAAGGGTAGGTTATCCTCTTCTACGCGGTCGTTATATTCTGCCTCTATGCTAGCCTCTTTAAATTTATTTTCTATACTGCTAGGCTTAGTAAACTCTTTAGAAAATTGTAGGTTGTCCTCTTGGTTTACAAAGTCTATGAACTTTTTAGCCGTTATTAGTATATCTTGTACCGTTGGCTTTAGTTGTGGGGTAATAGCCCAAAAGTCTACCGAGGCTTTTAGCATACTTTGTCTAACTATCTTTACTTGTACGTCGTCAGACTTACCAAAGCTAGCCGAGGGCTTACCATAAGGTACGTTAGGTTTAGCGTATACGGGTTTAATCTTAGGAAATTTACCCGCGTAATATTCGTATTCTACGGTAGTACCTACCTCAAATTTATTTTGCTCTCTATGAATACTAGAGTATTCGCCTACGTCTCCGTTGTCAAAACTTACCTCGAATTTGTAAAAGGTCTTAGACCCGTCGCTAGTTTGCCAAGTTCCGTTAGGCGTTACTAGTTCAATTTTTGCGTTTTTAATTTCAGCTTTTGCCATTGTTTTAAAATTTAGTTAAGATTAAGTTAAAATGTTCGTCTAATTGTATAAAACTGTTTTTGTGTAAACCCGATAAACTAAAGTTTTTTAGGGCTAGTCTTTTAAACTCTATAGCTACGCCTCGCTCTCTGTTATGTAGGTGTAACTCTAGTAGTGCTACTATGTCTTTAGTAGTTAAGTTAGGCTTGTCTTGTACTTCGTTTATAAGTGCAATCATACGATATATAAACTCTTTGCGTGTCTCAGTCATAGCTAGCACGTTCTATATAATCGTCGTTAATACCTAAACGCTCGTTTTGTAGGTGCTCTTGTTCTGCCTCCCACTCTATAACCTCTTCGCTCTCTTTGTCGCTATCATCGTTTTTAAATAGCTTTTTAAGAGGTGTATAAGGTATATCTGTAGTATTGTCGTTGTACATTTTATTGTAGTGGTATATATCTGTAAGCGTTTCTATAAGGTCGTCTTTACCTTGTAAAAAGCCGTTAGCAACTATTAGGTCGTAGTGCTTATATTCCCACTCGCCACAATTTAAATACTTAGTACTTTCTACGGGTGTTAAAACGCTTTTACTTTTAGGTACAAATACCATACGCCCCGACATTTTAACCGCCCACGCTTTAGGGGTAGTACAATTATGTACTAAGCCCCTTTTACTTACTAGTCTTACTTTCATACGTTAGGGTTTTTAGGTCGCCCTAGTTCTACCCACTCTTTTACAGTACCGCCGTTAAGTAGTGTTACTTTACCACTTTGCCATAATTTTAGGCGTTTCTGCTTGTGCTTGTGCTCTTGTTCAGCTACGTCTAGTTGTTTTTGTACCTCGTCAGCATAAGCGTACGGGTTGCTAGCAAAAACTTGCTCTACAAAATTTTCAAATACTCGGCTCATAATTTTTCTATATTAGGTTTTAGTTCGTTTAGTTTATCTATACAGTACTTTAACTTTGTTTTATTTATTAGGTTTTCTCTATGTACCTTGTCTAAACTTTCTAGCGTTGTTTCTTGTGCTAGTGTTTCTGTTAAAGTTTTGCTTTTAATTGTTTCTAATAAAAAAACAATATTCTCTACTAGTCCTTGTTTCTCTTGTAAAGTCATTACTTAATATTTAAAGAATTAATAAGGTCGGTTACTTCGCCCACGGGGTTATAGTCCGAATTAAAAATATGTTTACCCTTTACAACTAGCTTATACTTAGCTACCGTAGTTACTTTAGGGCTACCGTCTTTAGTTCTAAACCTTGTAGGTACTTTACACGGTGTACTAACTATTACTAAGTCCTCGCCGTTTTTTTCAAAGTATCGGTTTAACTTAAATACTGTAGACGCTAACCTAGTGTTACCTAGTTCGTCTGTACATTGTTTTTGAGTGATACTATCGTTTTCTTTAAGATACGCTAGTAGTCTCGTTAAGTGCGTGTTTTCTCGCATAATAAAAAAATTAAGGTTAATTAAAGACCCTAGCAACACGTACTAGGGTTTCGCTCTTCTGAGCTCATCAGTTTAATAGTCCTCTAATCGCTCGCCGTAACCGTCGTACTCGATAGTTGCGTAGCGCTCTTTCTTATACGGGTAGTTATTCTCGTAACAATCCTCGCAATAATGCCCCGTATATATTCCGTACCAATCAGTACGTTTGTCGGTGTCGGGTTTAAACTCTCTACACCCTTTACAAGAGTGTTCTTTATAGTCTATAAACCAAGTACCCCTAGTATCGTCTAATTCGTCTAAGTGGTCTACCGTTACAGTCTCGTCAGTGTTGTCTAGTGTACATACATATCTTACCATTAGTCTAAATTTTCTAGTATTAAGTCAATTATATACTCGTTTAATTTAGCGCGCTTATCGTCGCTTATCTCTACTTTAGTACGTAAGTCTATAAAATGCTTATTAGAATATACTATAGTGTCTACCGCTACGTCTACTATTTGACTAGGCATCTCTACGGGCTCTTCGGTGTCGTAACTCCATACTACCCACTCGTCCATATATTTACATATACCGTCTTTAAGGTTTTTAGGTCTACTATCTTTAGTACAGTCTTTTAGTATTTCTCTACTAAGTACGCTCTTAGCTAGTTCTTTTAAATTGGTAGGGTTTTTAAACCTTGTTAATTTACCCCCCTCAAATACTCCGTATTTCATTTTAATTAATTTAGTTAGTTAAAGACGCCGACGCCTCACGGCGGTAACGTTTCGACCTTTTAGGTCTCGTCAGTTTAACTTTTTTACCTTTTAATAATTTGGTATACATAATCGCCAAGCGGTTTCGTTTCTTGTTTTTGTTGTTTTACCATTTCTTTGACTATATGAATACGTCCATACTGCCATGTTGTTATCATAAACATTAAACCATTGATATACCCCTCTACCAAGTGTAAACGATATGTGCGTAACACCCGTTACTTCACATTTATATTCGCTTGCTAGTTTGTAGTTTAATTTTTTAGCGTTTTGCTCTAATTCTGTTCTAGTCATTTTAATAAGTTTTAGTTAGTTATAGACGCTAGCAACTTGCTACTAGCGTTTCGCCTTTATAGGCTCATCAGTATAACGGGTATTTAGAAACGCCCCCTATGGCGTCAGCTTGATAAGTTGTAAACGTTCTAACGATTAAAGTACTTAGCGTGTGTACTCGTATAGCATTACTCTAACCTTAAAGCCTCCCGCGTTCCGCGTTTGGGTTTCCCTTACCCCGAGGTTAGTACTATAGCCGTCCGTAGCATTTTACGTATATAACTATATCAATATGTCAAATAACGGGTGCAATTTTGCAATTGCATACGCAAATGTAAATTTTAATTTACAATTGGCAAAACGTTTATGGAATTATTTTTTACGTTTGAATTTTTGCGCCGTAGAAATGTAGGGGCGCGTAGGTGCGTATACAAAATATATTTTATATATGCAAACACCACGCTAGACCCCTAGTGTTTATGCGGTTTTTTATTATCTTTTGTTTTTGATGTACTCGTACTAGAGAAAGTACAAAGTGTCTTAGAGGGGCTAAAAATAGCCTAAAATAAAATATATAAAATTTTACATTTGAATTTTAAAAGTAGTGCGTAAGTCTAGCTATTTGACCTAATTTTTTACAATGGATAAACCCCTCTACGGCTTTTTTACTACCCGTATATCCTTTACGAGAGTGCCAACTATCCGAGCCCGAGGGACTACGTAAGTACTCAACAGTTACCCCTATAAAGTCTTTAGCGTCTCTATATTTGTATTTTATTTTGTGGTGTAAGTGGTGTAAATACCAATACCTATATATACTATTTGCCCAATCTTGGGGGCGTTCGTTAGCCATAAGTAAGGGTAAGTTATCTACTTTTGCACCGTCGCCGTGTTCTAAACCTATTAAACTATTACCGTATTTATAGTATTTTCTATGCGACGCGCCCGCGTCTATTCTTACGTCTTTTGTGTTTCTAAACCACGCCTTTAACGTCTTAGCTAAGTAATGCCCGCTTTGGTAATCGTGGTTACTCATAGAATGTACACAGTCTACGGGTGCTACGTGGCGTAACATCTCTACAACTTTTACGTAGAGCTCTAGGGCTACGTCGTAAAACTCCCACCATTTACCGCCGTCTGTATCTTGATGCGTTCCCTTTGTAGTAGTGTTATATACATTGTCAATATGTAGTATATCGTTTCCTAGACATAATAAAACTCTATCTATAGTAAAACCCTTAGACTTATTTATAAGCCCTTGTACACCCTCTAAAACGCGTTTTACTGCTATGTCTACGTTGTACTCTTCGCCCGTTTCTAAAGCGTTAGCGTATTTACCTATATGTACGTCGGCGGGGTTTATTACTAATAAATGCCCGTCTATATTTTTACGTTTTATATTCTTATAGGTTGGTGCGTGTGCTTGTACGTAGTCTTGTACCTTTTTAAATACTTCTAGGTCATCGCGGTTTTGTTTTGTAACAATGCTAAAACGTGGCTCGCCTTTAAAGTTTTGCCAATGCTTAACGCTTACTACGTCTTTTTGGTTTATACCGCGCTCTTTTAGGTGTTGGCTTAGTAGTGAATTGTCGTTTATGTTTTCGACGTACTCGCCCCTATGCTTTTTTATAAGGTCTACCTCTTCGGGTCGTAACCTCATACGGTTGAAGCTATCGGGCTTACTCATTTTTAAATACGCTAAAGCACAAAGGTAATACGGCTATAAAAGATAGTAATACGTTGTACTCAGTTAAACCGTTGCTAGCCATATCGGTAACGCTTGCCGTAACAAGTACACCCGATACGCTACGTTTAGCTGACCATTTTTTCTGCCGTTGTCCCTCTTTAAATACGTCCGCTACTTTACCTATGTTTTTTAGTAGCGGGTGCATTATTTAAGGCGGTCTTTTATAAATAGGTTTACTAGGTCGTCTAGCTTAGAAAATACTTTGTTATCTTTTTCTGTAGGTGTTAGGTTTACTATAACCTTAACAAATGCTAGCAAGCCTATAACGAGCTCGCCCCAATTAGTAGTAATAAAATTAACCATTATATAAGTCTAAACAAATGAAACAAAAAGGCAAATACAAGTAATGCCCTATACCGTCTTGGTGTTTTTGAGAGTACACCCCAAAAAGTATACCCGTATAAAAGCCTATAGATAATTCCCACCCCATTAGTATAGCCAAGTTACACCCTCTGAAAGGTTTGGGTCAGAGTCAGCGTGAATAAATGTTTTAGCTATACCTATACGCCTAAAGCCTACGCATATAAGAGCGTCTAAGATAATAAACCTATCTATAGAGCTTTCACAAGCTATATCTATAGCAAAACCTCGTAAGTGCGCGCTATTTTCAGAGCCCCCTACTGCTTGGTTATGTTCTTCAGACCGCCAACTAGACGTGATAGTAAAAGGTATATTAGCGTACTCTCTAGCCGTGTCTAATTTGTGTAACGTGTCTACGTCCATTTTGTCAAAACAGTTTACACCGTCGCAAGTAAATTCTTTAGCGCTAAAATGTTTTAAGTTCATTTATCTATAAGTTTTTTTATGTTATATAATAATGCCGTAATAAGTAGTAGTATAGTTAAAACTTGCTCTATATCAACAAAGGTAATGCCTACCGCTCCCGCGTTAATTGTATTAAATACTACGGTGTCTATTTTGTTTTGCATTTTTTACCTTTTTTTTCTAGGTAGAGCTTTAACAGTTTTACGTATTGCTCTTTATTGTTTTTACTACCCTTTGGACGTCCCACTATTTACGAGGTTTTACTAGGTTGTAAGGCGTCATTAAAGGACTACCCGATATAGTTAAACCGTTCTCGTAGTATATAGTAGTTATAGGGCTCATATCTGCACCGCTACCGCTATTATACTCTGATAGTGTATCGTTATTATGTTGTAAATAGTCTATTAAACGCTCGCTATAAAATTGTGCGTTATTTCGCTCTTTAGCTATAAGACTGTCTACCTCCGATTTAGATATAGGCGTAGCGTTATCTCCGCTTATTTGCGATATACTGCTATTTAAGACCTTATTACTTAAATAAGGGTATAACTCTACTAAAGCCCAATACATAACCGTACGCCTTACGTAATCGTCCATAAGCGTAGCGTATGCCGTAGGTAGGCTAGCTACATTTGTTTTAAGATAATTGTATAGATTAGTACCTAGTATAGGTTGTATATACTTGTCTTGTGCCGTTAGTATAGCGGGTAAAAAATATTTTTCGTCTATATTCCCGCCTACTTGACTATAAGCCTTTATATAGTCAGCATCTATAAAAATTACTTGCGTAGGTAGTGCCATATTTTTTTAGTGTATTGCTACTAGGTCGGTAGCCGTTGTACCTTTTGCCAATACTTTGTTAAACTTAATAAAATCAACAAAAGTACCGCTAGGTATGTTTTTTAAGAATACTCGCTCACCGTCTAAAGTTTGCACCATTAAATGACCGCCCGTACCTACGTATAGGTTAAACGGTATATCGCTTACTATTTCTGTTTCGCTAGGTATAACAAGTTTTGCTACTTCGCCTTTAGTATATTTTGCTCTCTTTTTTTGCTCTTCTTTTAACGACATTTTTTTATTTATTTATTTTTTAAACTTCCTCTATTTGGTAAATCTATTGTTGGGGTACTTGACTTACGCCACCCTCTAGGGTTTGTTATACCCGTACCTCTTGTATTTGGGCTTACTTCGGTATCATTATTTAAACCGTCGTTAGGTAAAAATTGCCCGCTTGCGTTTCGCTTACGTTTAAATACTTGTCTAATCCAATTATGATGACAATATACGCCACCTTTCCACTGCCATATAGAGTAAGTACTTTTACCCTCGGGCGCAAACTGTCCGTTTATACCGTCTTTACCCATTTCTATAATATCCTCATATCTATAAGAAACGTCTAGCTTTGCATTAGCTACCATATTCTTACAAAATAGTCTACTATTTTTAGACAAGTTTCTACTATATCTATATCGTACTTTGTATAGCCCTTTATCGGTTTTACTTTTTTCGTCGGGAGTAGCATATCTTTTAAAAAACTTATATGGCTCGTTATTATACTGCGCCTCTAGTTGTGTGTCTACTACTTCGGTTTCTTCTACGAGCTCCCAATCTTTAGTATTTACTACCTCGCCTACCTTATCTAAATAGTCTAGCCATTTGTGGGCGTCGTCGTCGCATAAGTGTACGTTTTCGCTAAGATTAGCTACCTCTTTTACTTTTTTTCTACTCCAACTAAAACCCGCGTCGCCACCCCACAAAGCCCAAGCTATACGCCCCGCACTTGGGTAACCTTTCTCGCCTATTTTAAAGCCTTGTCCTTGTTTATCTACTTCGTGCCTTTCAAAGTACGAGTACATACGCTTTATAGTATCTATACTAAGGTCTTTACCGTTGCTAATATCTCGAGCTCTAGCTACGCCTACCTCTGTACCGCCTCGCTTATATTCTCTACGCCACTCTAAACCTCTTTTAGCCTCTTCTACCATACCTTTAGTAGGTGTTCGGTCTATATCGTCTTGGGTTTTATAGTCGCGTTTCTTCTTTTTTTTTTCACTAGACAAGCTAGTAGCCTCTACCTCTTCTATTGTACGTTTTACCTCTACCTCTTCGCTAAAAGGTTGCGCACTTTCAAACTCTAATTTTATACCCTCGCCCGCCTCAAACATTATCAATTCTAGTGCCTCGGTTAATAGTTCTCTATAACCGCTTACTACTGTTTGCTCAAATAATATAGATGCCGTACGTAATTCGTCGGCATTATTACCTAGTCCGCCACCGTCAGAATTTACCCCGAATAAACGAGGACTTACTACTCTATGGCTTACCATAATTTTGTTAGTAATTTCAGTACTTAAAAATTGGTATTGCTTGTCTGCGTCAGATAGTGCAAAGCTCGTAATTTCGGGAGCGTTGGCTCTATCGTCTGAAAATGAAAGTATAAACTTACCCGCGTTTTTAGACCCGCTTAACTCGTTCTCTATTTGACGTTTTACCTCTCTGCGTTTTTCCTCGCTTGGTATACCTTGATTAAACGATAGTAAAAAACTAGGCGCTAGACCGTTTTGTATGTTTGCTAAATGGTACTCGCTTACGTTCTTATCTAGGTTTATATAATTTAGTCCCCCTTGATAGTCGGGCTTTGGGTAATAGTAAGACCCTACGCTATACATTTTAAAACATACTATTTGGTTAGGGTACGCTTGTTTTTGTTCGGGGTCAAAGGCTTTTACTTTGTCATAGCCTACCTTTTTTACTTGCGCCCAATCTTTAGAATAGTAGTAAAACTCTACTTTGCCGTCTGTCTCTTCGCCCGTTCGCATATTTTCGTACGGTATATGCTCTACTTCTGTTATAGTAGTACGGTCTAGTGAATAAGTTAAAGACAAATAAAAACCGCCTTGTACTTTTAAGTCTAGTACGCACTTTT